CACTAAGGACTGATGCTGGTGTAGTTTATAGACAGATCTCCTTTGACCTTTCATCACTATCAGAATCAGAGCGCCCTAAATTTATAGAAATTATGCGATTGTCAGGCAAACGCAAAGACTTATTTGTTTCCGTATTCCCAGAAGCTGGCGGTGACAAAGAAAGAGACTATGCTTTTGTAGCCAAGATCACAAACAACCATGAAAACGTAACAATCACTAACGGTCTGTACCAAGACACACTAACAATAGAGGAATCTTAACATGGCATTAGTTACATTTGCGGTCGGTGACACGGACTACGTAAACTCGCTGAACGCTTTAGGCGTGCAGGCTGAAGGCAACGAAACCACATTAGCAGCTATTGAGGCTGGCTCTGCATTTTCAGCCACTTCAACAACAAGTCTTGCGATAGGCTTGGGCAATAAAACATTTACACTGGCCGAAACAGGAAGGGCATGGGCGCAGGGTAGTTTAGTACGGGCAACCTCAACTGTTAATAGTGCTAATTTTATGCAGGGAATTGTCAGTTCATACTCTGGCACGACCATTATTATTAACATGAATTTAATTGGCGGCTCTGGCACAGCTGCAAGCTGGTCATTAACAAATGCTGTTGTAGCGCCTAGTGAAGCTCCTACCATCGTTTCTACTTCCCAATCTTTAGTTAGTGGTGGCAACTATGCCGTCACGACAGCTGGCGTTACTCTTACTCTGCCAGCCTCTCCTTCTGCTGGAGACAGGGTTATTATTAAAGATGTGTCTGGCAATGCTGAAGCTGCTTCATTTACAGTTGCTCGTAATGGCTCTAAGATCGCAAGCTCAGCAACGGATCTTGTATTTAATAAAAATTTTGCTAGGATATCAATGATCTATGTGAACGGCACGATTGGCTGGAGTGTCTAAGTGTCGGCTCTAGATGAGCTATTGCCATCAGGAGGCGCTCAGAATGTTGTTGATTTTGTTGCCACTGGCGCTATAGGTAATGCAAAGCCTGTTATATTAAATAGTAATGGCAGTGTGACGGCTGTTTCTGGTTCTGGTTCAGCACAAGACATTCCTGCTGGTAGCAATGTTGTTTACTCGTCAACGACTGTTAATGACCAAACGATTGCGTTCGATCCCAATACAGCCAACAGATTTGCTATTGCATATCAATTTGACCAAGGTAGTACTGGTCGAATTGTTATCGGTACTGTGAGTGGAAACTCGCTCAGTTTTGGTGGTGCAGTTACATTCAGTTCTAGTAACGTCGAACTGGTAAAGGTATCTTTCGATCCTAATACTGCAAACAAACTGGCTATAGCTTACGTTGATGTTGCTTCATCAGGCGCGGGAACGGTCATTATCGGAACCGTGTCAGGCACCTCGGTCAGCTTCGGATCTAAACAAGTCTTTAATTCAGGAGCCACTTCCCACATAGACATGAAGTTTGATCCCATTAATAGTGGTGGTAAATTCGTAGTTGTTTATTCTGATGGAGGCAATTCTTCTTACGGTACCTCACGAGTAGGCACAGTCAGTGGAAGCTCAGTGAGTTATGGCACAGAAGTTGTTTATAATTCCTCTAACACCACTGAACCCTCAATAGCGTTTGACCGTAATACATCTAATAAATATGTAATAGCGTATCGAAACTTAGGTAATAGTCAGTTGGGAACTGCCATATGTGGAACCATTTCAGGCACAAACAGCAGTTACGGTTCGCCAGTTGTTTTCGCCACAGGCCCCAGTGAAAAAATTTCCATAGCCTTTGAAAAAAGCGTTACAGGCAGATTTATTATTGCGTTCAATAACGGCGTTGCTGGCGGTGATCCTGTTGCGAAAGCAGTTATCGGCGCACTGTCTGGCAGCACCATTTCTTTTGGCGCGCTTGTGACTATACAGGCTGGTAATTACGCTGGTAATGTTATAGCTTTAGCTTGTGACGACAGCGTAGCCAATAGAGCTATCATTGGTTATACAGGCGATGGAATTTCACCTAAAATTGGGCGTATATATCCGGTGACTATTGATGGTAACTCAATCACTGTAGACACGCCAATTGTGTATGCCAACTCAGAAACAGTTCAGCAACGTGTAAGTTTTGACCCTAACACTGCGGGCAAGTTTGTTTATATATTTAACGCAAGCAACGGTACTGCTTTTGTTGGAAAAATGAACTCACTCTCCACCAACTTAACAGCTACCAATTTTGTTGGTATGCCCGATAAAGCCTATGCAAGCGGAGCTACAGCCACTGTTGCACTAGAGGGCGGAGTATCCGCCAATCAAACCAGCTTAACAATAGGCAGTACTTATTATGTGCAGTCCAATGGCACATTAGCAACTACTGCTGGCACACCATCTGTAGAAGCAGGTCGGGCTATGTCAGCAACATCCATTTTAATCAAAGGAAACAAGTAACATGAAAACAATTACATTTAACAACAGCAGTATTTCAGCGTATATCTTTGACGATGAAGCAGCAATCGACGTAACAGGCACTAACATTGTCTGTCCTGACTTTGTGATAGGAGATTTAAATTCAACTAACTCTACTCTTTACACCGGCGTAACACCACCAGCAGATTGGATGGGTGGGCGATATACTTTTTCTGATGGTGCATGGACAGAAGTGGAAGGCTGGGTAGATCCTAAAGTAGCTGAGATCGCTAGGCTGCAAGCTCAGATTGATGCGTTAAATGCCTAAACTGTTTAAACCGGAGGGCTACAAGGCTCTCTCTGCCGTTGAAAAGTCTCGCCTATGCAATGGTTGCGGGGCAAAAGGCTCGATCAGTGGTTTGTTTACACCATCTACGTTATATGGCTTATCGATACACGAGTCATGCCTGATCCATGATTATGAATATTTTTTTGGGGTAGATGATACCGATAAACAAGCTGCTGATAGAACGTTTTTAAATAACATGAACAGGCAAATTGATGGATCTAGTAAAAAATGGCTTATATGGCTACGTAAAAGACGCGCATTAAAATACTATTTTGCCGTTAAATGGTTCGGTGGCAGCGCCTTCTGGGATAAACAGTGAACCTTGTTGACAGTATAAAAAAACACGAAGGTCTAAAACTGACTGTTTATCAATGTGTAACAGGGGCGAATACCATTGGGTACGGACGCAATCTGGACACAAATGGGATCACCGAACAAGAAGCTGAACTGCTGTTAATGAACGATATTAAAACCGCTACAAAGCAAGCAAAAACTTTAGACTTTTACCAGGGACTAACAGCGGCTAGGCAAGAAGTAATAATTGAACTTGTCTACAATTTAGGGTTGAAAGGTTTTAAAACTTTTACTCGCGCTATAAAAGCGATAGAACGTGCTGACTACGAAGTTGCTGGTAATGAGCTATTAGATTCAAAATGGTGCCGTCAGGTAGGACTGAGAGCGCTTACACTATCCAATACAATGAAAAACGGCTAGTAGTCTTTTGTTAGCTTTTTAATAAACTTATCTAGCGTAATTTTGTCGTCCGGTGTTACCCAGGTATGAACCTCAACTAGCCCCGCTTCTCTCCTGGCAGTCCTCATACGCTTCATCATTTCAGCGGTAGTTAACGGGCTGGGCTTTATATATCGTACTCTTTTTACCATTGGCTCAACCAGAAGTTATAAGGATTGATTAATAATAACACGTTGCTATTGTTTAAGTAAAATAACCACATACAACGAATGATGTTTTGTAAGCCATTGATAATGTATTGTGCCCACGGTTGTGCCCATAGCTGTTTTTACCCGTAAAAAAGGGCTTACAATCTCTTGTAAACCCTTGGTATGCTTGGCTCCTCGACCAGGACTCGAACCTGGGACCCATTGATTAACAGGCAGTTAGTTTTTGTTAATTAATTCAATGCCTTAGATGTTTTTATTTAATAAAACTTTCAAGTTTGTGCTTTTTATCTTATAGTTTATTGTCTTTAAACCTTTTTCATTTGCGGGCTGTACTTCAATTGGTTTTTTTGAATAAACCAGCACACTTGCATCACTAGCATGGCCACCTGCATCTTTTTTATCAGACCCGCTACCTAAAGTATCACTGATGCCTTTTCGCTTTAAATCATGTAGTGAGAAACGCTGGTCATTAGTAATAACTTTATCAGCAATAGCGAACTTGATAAATTTTTGCCACGCACTATGATACGCCGATGCGCTTATTTTCTGACCGTCATTGTTTACTATTAAGCACCTATCGCTTGCGCTGATAGGTACTGCTGAATTTTTTGTTTTCCATATATTGTTACGCTTTATTATTGTATGGTCTAAAACACTAAGCAATCTGTCAGAATAAAGAATAATATTTGTTAAGCTGCCTTTGCGCCTTTCACATTTGACTCCATGAGGGAGTAAAAAATCTTCTGTAATAGTTCTTACTTCTACGCCTCTTAGCCTACATAGATATGCAATTTCCATTACGCTATAAATG